AGCCTTTCTGGCTACAATAGAAATAAGTCTTTTTCACCTTATGTCTATATGTACGTTATTTCGTAATTTGCATTTAAATATAAGGCCCATAGCAATCAATAGTCAAGGTACGCTTTGACTAAGGGCATCTATATCGGTTTAGATAGTAGATGTGACATTGCGGTAGGCCGAAGGCGCCAATTAGTTGTAATTTTAGGTTTGGGACCCTAAGATCTTAGACTAATTTGCTAATTTGTGCCCTGCTGCAGGGGGTCACGACCTGTTTATAATCCCAATTATGAATAGGTACTATTGTGAATCAGATGTAGGAAACCCTACGGACTGATCATCCTACCCTTTGAGGGGTTGCCTGGAGCCTCCTAGGGCTTTCGCGCCTAGGGGGAGACTCCAACTCATTAGATCATACCATTTAACCAATAACTATGATATGAAAAACAATTTAAACCGCTATACACAGTACTTTTCTGTCCTGTTTAAGCGTTTAAAGTGTACTAATGACTGGCAAAGGGCCTTTCGAGGCCCAAGAAGCTTGATTGGGTACCTGTTGCGGGTCCCTATCTTGCTTCTAGGAAGAGCTAGCACGTCTTGAGTACTTGCTATTGTGGCTTTTGCAAGATTCTGTCTAAGAATCAAGGGCCATTCTGGATATAAAGGTTTAGCAATTTATCTTAAAGTCTGTTCTATCACTTTGATGCGTTATAGTGGTGGACAGCCTTCTCGATCTGTTGCTGAGCTTTTAGGCTCCAGAGTTGCTCTTACCAGCAGTGGTATCCCTAAGATTATACCTCGGTATCATCGTAAGGAGATCCGAAAAGGCAACTTGCAGGTTATCCGTTTCTGGTTAACTCTGTTTGGTGTTTATCGTATCATTGATTTCAAAGGGAATCCTAAGATCTCAACTATCACTGATCCCGGAGTTAATTATGATGTTGATCCTTTTATTTCTTTCATTCCTAATTTCTTTCATAAATTGCGGGCGCGTCAATTTATAAAAGATTCTAAGATGGAAGTATGAACGCCTCAACTTATAACTAAATCTGGTCCTGGTGTAATCTCTGTTTCACGGTCGAACCGTCCTTCTTTTGCGCTGACGAACAATACATGTGCGTCAGTTGTGCAATCTTTAGTCTGGACTCGTCCAGAATATAGGGCTTTATTTCTTCATTATCAATGACTTGCCTCGCTTTGAGGCCAGTCATCGATTGTTGAAAAATTGAAAGGAGTCGCGGCTCGACTTAGAGATATACGTTTCTTTGGGTTCCTGAGCTCAAATGAGTTCAATCGCTGAGAGCCAATTTTACTTGGTTCTTTAGCGATTAAGGAGGAACCCGGTAAAGTGCGTGTTTTTGCCTTGGTGGACTGATGGACTCAGATGTTATTGCGCCCTCTTCATCTGTTCATCTTTGGAATTCTTCGCAGGATTCCATCTGATGCAACATTTGATCAGGAGGCCGGTGTTCGTCGTGGAGTAGAAATCTTGAAGAAAACTGCTTTCGCAGCTTCCTTTGATTTGTCTGCCGCCACTGATCGCTTGCCTGTTGTTCTACAATCTCATCTTGTCTCCTATCTTTTCCCCGGAACTGGACAGCTCTGGGCAGAGCTTCTAGTAGGCCGTGCTTACAAAGTGCCTCCCGCACTTCGTAAGATGGGTATGAAGATACCAACTGCATTAGTTTACTCAGTAGGGCAGCCAATGGGTGCCCTATCTTCGTGAGCTATGCTGGCCTTGACACACCATTTTATAGTACAGATGGCTGCTATGAAAGCTGGCTTTGTATCCTGATTTTCATTATATCTGGTGTTGGGAGATGATGTTGTCATTTTCCATCCCCTTGTAGCTAAACACTATCAAGATATAATGAAGACTCTTGGCGTGGGAATCAATTTATCAAAATCACTTGTCTCTTCGGATTCATTTGAATTTGCTAAAAGATTCATATGCAAAGAGGTTGATGTTTCACCTGTTTCCTTTAAGGAAATGGATGTATCATCATCTTCGTTAGAGGCCTGTGTTCTTCTCTTCCAGAAGTTTTCTTCTCGAGGAGTGAATTTGGCTCAGTTTGCAAAGTATAGAGGAGCTGGCTATAGGGTTTTAGGATCTCTGAATAGAGATCTTAAACATTTAAGCAGGCACTGGCGTATGCTAGTGGCTTTCCTATCCCAGCCCGGACTATCAGCTATATCTGTTACTAGATGAGTCGATTGATTAGCACTTTCGGGTGTTAGTCGATTCAAAACTCATAACCTTGATCGTCTACAATTCTTTTCATCCGCTCTGTTAGAACGAGTTAAACCGAGAGGATGATCAGAATTGTTTGACTGGTCTTATCGTAAGTCGATGAGTCCTGTTACCGACTGAGAGAAAACTCAAATCGGTAATATTCGAGGTACTAGGTCCTATGATACTGCTCCTCTACTAGTTTATCTAGGAGGTTTATATCATCCAGTTCACTTAGAGATCATGGCTCATTATGAGGCAGTCGATTCTAAGTGAGCTGAATTATATAAACTCTCAAAGAGTAAGGTTACTGAGGAAGATATCGAGAGGTATCTTTTGTCTTTTCTTGATTGAGATAAAGAGCGATCTTTGTCTCGATTAATATTGGACATCACGGCTTACCGTGACTTTAGTGTTCCTTCTTTTGGACGAGTATCTCGTTGATTACGATGATGGGGTACCTATTCAGCGAAAATGTAACTGAATAAGTTCCGGATTCAAATCGCGCCAGGATGTAACAGTAGTCATGTAATGTACTGTTATTACTGATCATAGACAGATATATTTTCTCCCATTCCATTAAGTGGCAGTATTGTACTACTCCGTATTAGGCTATGATTGGATGATTATAAGGGTTCCCTGAAAGGGGTCTTATCAAAATTATCGATCTAAGGTTTACGACGGACATACTTACTGAATAGTATCTCAATAGGATTAATTTATTTATCTAAGATATGGATGAAAGATTATAAGGGTTCCCAGAAATGGGTCTTATCAAAATCTTTATCCTAAGTTTTAAATAAATAGTTAATCTGCTGGAGATATGTTCCTCTTTGGTGTTTGGGGGTTTGCTGCAGGTATCATAAGCCTGTTGCTGTAAGGCAACTATGTATACTAAGCAGTACTCTTTTATTAACAGAGAGTAGCGTTTCTGTTAATCTAGCAATTCCGAATTGATTTCTATTTCTTCTACTCATCTTATGAGCTTGTTACGAGATAGTAGGTAGGTGACGACGGAGCCGACTCCTGACCGGAGAGATCCCGTAGAACTTAAAGGAATTTAAGTTTTGGTGCCTACTTATGTTTCTCCCTCTGCAGCACTGAGGAGCATAATAAGTGGCTTAGTACACTAAGGGCTAACATTGTAGTCTAGTTATCTGTTCCGGATGCCCGGTCTTGGATTAGATTTCTGGATGTTGGATGCCTTTTATAAGATGTGATCGGAGGAGGTCAAAATACCTCTGATCCGATCTAGAAATCAAGTAAGAATTTAATACGCATTTAAGCGCCATGGGTCCTTATAACTATCAGTTGTCCACTGATAGGG